CCAACGTAATAGCTTGACAGTTAGCGGTTAAAACCAGATTGTCTGTTGAGCTATTAATCTTTTCTGACCCATTAGAATCAAGAGTCAGATTGTTTGAACCAAAATAGTTTTTACTGTCAATAATCGTTACTTCGGATCCTACAGCTCCCACAGGAAGACTAACGGTAAAGGCATTTGTAGTAAGCGTATCACAAAAAATTTGATCTCCAGCAACAGCAGTATAAGCTGCGGTATGAGTGACATAACTTTTTTGCAGCATGCCTAAAGCCGTGTTCGTTCCATCAGAATAAACCAAGGCCGTTGCAGCTACGGGCATTATATAGCCTGTCCCTGAAGCCGTCTTAACGGTTAAAGTATAATTACTTGAAGATCGTACAGTTGAATCTTTAACAATAAAAATTCTTTCTGCCGTAGCAGGCATAATAAAATTACGATTACCCGCCAATGTTCCTGTTAGTGTAAAGAATAGATTTTTACCATTAGAGGTTGCTCCTGCATCTATGGTTAAAGTAACATCAGCCGCAGCTACGTCGACCGATAAATATCCACTTGAAGCCTGTTCTAAAATTTCTAGATTAGTATTGGTAACGGTTCCCCATAACCCAGCTTTTTCACCTGTGGTTACTTTTTCTAATTGTAAATTTGTTGTATACGTTGATGCCATAATTCTCCTATAAAGGATCTATATTAGTCCAGGTTTGACTTGCATCTGGATCAATTGCATTCCATGTTATCACATTCACGTCGGCCGCACCAGTAGAAACTGTTACTTCACTTCCTGTTACTACCACCGTTGCACCAACAGTAACAGTGACAGCTCCGCTCGAAACGGTAACTGCACTACCTGTAACGATAACTGTAACATCAAGGTCGCCTATTATTGTAGCGCCAAAAGTTGTCTCTGCGAATGCTGATAAACCTAACATATAAAATTCTCTAATAAAAGAGAGTGCCCAGGGTGATTGGTGAAGCCTGGACATTCCCATTTTACCAGTATCATTTTTTAAGAATTAAATAAAGGGTTTTCCTAGGGACCAATTAACTAAACTTTCTCTTTTACCTTTAAGAATGGGTAAAACTTGATGATGAATAAATGATGGAAAAATTATAATTGTTCCTATCTCTTCCAAATCATTAACTGTTACTATATTTAATAAATCTTTTTTATCTTCTTGAATCCACTTAAATTGAAAGTCTCCACCTTCATATTCTTTTTTATCTGTTAATTGTAAAGTAAGAGATAATTTTCTTATCTTGCCATTAATATTTTTACTTTCATGTTTAGAAGGATCTGGATCTTGGTCTGTGTGCCAACCATAATACTGACCTTTTTCATAAATGGTAAATTGAGAAGTTTCATTCCAATCCCATTGAAAATTCCAGCCTGCGTCTTTATTGGCAGCATGAATAAAAGGATTAATAATATTATAAATCCAGGTATCGTTTATCCAAGCAACCTTACAATCTCTTTTTAATACATCAACTCCTTTTCTAATAAGAGCTTGGTGTATAAGTTGTTTACGGCCTGCTTTTAAAATCTTTTTACAAGTTTTAATTGGAACTGCCTTTTTAAAAAAATAATAATTATTTTTTAACATCATATTATCTCCAACCTATGCTTGTTGCATAAACTCTTGTTTTTAAACTATCGCTCTGATTATGAGTTGTAACCTTATAACACATAGCAACTCCACTTGGTTGTCCAGAAATATCTAAATCATGGAAACCTAAAATCTTTTTGTCTGTTCCCCATGTACCTTCATCAACAAGTGTACCTTGTGTGAAAGTTGTCCCTGAATCTCTTGAAATATATGCTTTAATATCTGTGTTTAATGTAACTGTTCCCGTCTGGTTTTCTATTAGTGTAACAAATTCTCCATAGGTAGGATCAGTCAAGGCTGTTCCATCTGTAGATTGTAGAGTCATATCACTTATTGATTGAAGATCATCAGGATCATATCTGACTAGAATAAGACCTGAACCTCCAGCCCCTGCATACGCCCCTGGGGGAGCTGCAGCGCCGCCTGAAGCGCCTCCTGTAAGTGCTTGTGCAGAAGCCGATCTAGTGGGGGTTGTACCTCCATCAGTTCCTCCGCCAGCATTTGAACCTCCTGCCACCGCAGGTGGGTTATATATTTGACCACCGCCTCCGCCTGAAGCGAACCAGCCTGAATCTCCTACGGCTGTTCCAAATATTGCACTATAATCTTTTCCTAGTCCACCATCTCCTGAGTGTGCGGTTTGACCTGTTTGACCAGCACCGCCAGCACCGCCGCCACCACCAACATTATAACTACTAGCACAAAGGCCTCCTCCTCCATCGCCTCCAAATCCATATGTTCCACTATCATCTGGTTGACTAGTTTGAGTTTCTTGTGCAACTGGTGTCAGTTTACAATAGGAGTTACCACCAGCAGAACCACCATCCATAGCAACTGCGTCATAGTTGGAAGCTCCACCTCCACCGCCTTTTGCAGTAAATTCAACAGTAGCACCAGCGTCTGTCCAAGTGCTATCTGCACCAGGATTTCCTTTAGTGGTACTACTTTTCTGAGCACCACCAGCACCTCTTACCCAAGCATAAGTTTGAGCAGTTAATGCATGACCAGATTTATAAATTAATCCTCCAGCTCCTCCGCCTCCACCATGAGTATCACCACCAGCACCACCACCAGCAACAACTAAAATATCTACGTTGATAGAGCCACTAACAACTATAGATCCAGTAGCAGAAGAACAAACCAGTGTTGTATATCCTGTAATACTTGTATCGGTGCTATCAGCTCCTGATGGAGCTGTATCATCTACTACTCCCCAATAATAATAAGGCCCTGATGCACTTCTATATTCATTTGATGATGCTGGAGCATCCACCCCAGCGGTATCATTAAATATATCAATAACTTGGTCGACTAAATTGTATTTAACTAAAGAGCCATTCGTAGCTACTTTAAATCCCAACATAGCGATATTCGATTGAATTTGATCATCGTCAAATGCAGCAGCTGCATCTGCAACCACCCCTGAGGCTCGATATGGATTATTTCCTACTTTGCCACTCATAATTTCCTATAATGTTTGATCTAAATAACTAATAACAACATCAACATTCCCAGTGGTTGCTAATTTAATATAAAGCACATCTGTTGCTTCAAGAACAATTCTAGTTGTGTGTTCAAAAGTTGCATTAGCTCCTAAAGCTTGGTCAGAATAGATTTCGGTATCGTTACTGCCGCCTAAGGGGTCGATGTAAAGATCAAAAGTTTCATCTGCCGCAGCAGTTTCACAAATAGATATATTAAGTATCGTATAAGTGTGTCCAGCAGTAACATCTAACAAAGTGTTTTCAACATTTGTGACTGCTCTAACGCATTTACTTTTCAATACTTCACTTGCCATATTTTCCTCCTATTAAAATCCCATTATTAATGCTTTGCCTGTTGAAGACACAGATGGGTTCATTGAACCTTCAATAGCTACAACTCCAGTTCCATTTGGAGTTAAAGTAATTGCTTGATTAACGGCATCGGTAATTGTAATAGTTCCAGAATTAACATCACCATATGTGCTAAGTTTTAAATCTTGTAGGCCATTGGAAGATATATGGCCTACTTCAGACCCTCCTCCAATACTTACTAAATCTGTTTTAAGAACTACATTTCCTGTTCCATTTGGATTAATATCGACATCGGCATTAGAAGCTGAAGTAACATCATATGCACCTACATCTAAATCTCCTCCAAGAGTGGGCGAAGTATCGTCTACAACATTGCTTATTGCTCCTACTGCAGCTCCACTTGCATCTAAATAAACAGCTTTTTCTGCGGGTAAGGTACAAAAAACTTCTTTCGAACCTGCTGAAAAATCTACTAATGCATCACCATTGGAGCTTTCCAAAGGTGGATTAGTTCGAGCCAGTGTTGAACTATCAGCACTTAAGGTTCCTAATCCTACTTCCCATTCATTTTCACTGTTTATTGAAATAGTGTAGTAAGTCGTATTATCATTTCCAATTCCAGCCGCGAAAGTTTGAAAACCCCCGACAGCTCCTCCTAGAGTCACGTCTCCCGTGCCTTCTGTTGAAGTTAGTTCTCTTACTCTATTATTTATTACTAATGCCATATTATGCTACCCTTATAATTGCAGCGGCCGCTGTGGGCAATGGAAACTGAATTGTGAAAGTTCCTGACGTTGCTACTTTATCTCCACCAAAATCTATAACTAAACAAAGTTTGTTACTCTTAGTAGAATTATAAATAGCCGCGCCTAATGAAGTTAATGTTACACTAGGAAAGTCTTCATTGGTAAAATCTACAATAGCGGTGTTGCTTCCTGGAACACTCACGGCTTGACCATCTAATACATTTCCTCCTGTGGTATAACCCGTACCAGAAGAACTTACTTCGTTATCGGTACTATAAACTGTTGAGGATGTTGTATACGGCGGACCTAAGGTATCTACATACAAAGCAATTTTAAATTCATTTCCTCCATCTGCAAAGTTGTGCGTGCCTGATAACAATTCCAATTTAAATGCGTCTGGTATAATATTTGCCATAATTTATTCCTAATCTTGTGTTGGAGGTGGTGATTTAAGAGGTGTTCGAATAACCCCATCCATGTATTCATCCCTGCGTCTTCGACCTTGTTGTTCGATCGCGTACGATTGTAAAGCCTGCTGATACGACTGCTGATAATACTGTATCAAATTTTGCGGACCTTTCAAGTATCCATATGCTTCTAACAAAGAACCGTACAAAAGTAAATCCTGATATTTATTGCTTAAATAAGTTGTTGTAGAATCTGATACTGTAATGCTCGATGGCTGTTTAATATAAGCCAAAGTAATCTCATAAGCGGCATCAGGAGTAGGTGATACCACCCAATAGGTAGCATCCCAATTTCCATAATATTTAGGTAATCCTGAGGCCGTTGAGGGCGTATTATAATATTCAGTCATATAAGAAGTATCTTTTTTCTCTAAATAAACATTAACCGTGGGACTTACATTAGTATTAGCCAATTGAACATAACGAATAATCCTTAAGTCACTTGGAATCGTGACATACCTATTTCCAGTGCTTAGAGTAGAAGTGGCATAAAATCGGTTATCATCATTATCAGCTTCCCTATAAATTCTGTTTTCTGCATTTTTAGTAATAGTACTACAAATAGCATCCGTTAAAACGGTATCATCTACTTCCGTGTAGCTTCTTAAATCTGTTTTTAAATTTGCAAATGTATATGCCACTATGGTCTATCTCCTACGGGCCCTGCGAAAGAAGGGAATCCTCCCGCTGTTGTAGCACTTGTCGCTGCCGAAGCCAATACAAAAGTATATTGATTGCTAACGGTCTTGGTTGAAGGTTGACCTGGATAATTAACCGTAATGTTAATAGGTGTAATACTATAAGATCCAAATACTTTATCTAAATCACTATGAGCCGTTGCCGTACTTGCTTGTGGAGTTAATCCATAAGTAGGTGCAGAAGATCCACGAGTTAAACCTGTTAAAGTATTTGTAGACTTGCCCGTATATTTAATAACTTCACTTTGTGAAAAAACTGTTTCCGTAGTCGATCCAGCCGTTGGTTTAGTTTCTACATAGATATATCCTGAACTTGGAAACGCAGAAGCGTCGGTTAAAGTTAAAGATGTGACTGCTGCAGTAATGTCTCCATTCAAAGTGGTTTCTAATTCTAAAATAGCTTTAGTGACTCCACCGATATTTTCTTGTTTAATCTGCCTAAATCTTACAGCATCTCCACTTGAAAAATTATGACTGGGTTGAGTCACTGTAACCGTGGTACTCACCGTCGTCGTAAAAGGATTATTAGGTAAAATAGTTGTAGTAGGAAAAGCTGTCCGAGCAGGTCTTACCTTA